ACCAAATATAGCAAAAACAATATCTATTACAGATATTAAGGTGGTTGAATAGATGGGCACTTTCCAAGACATAAGAGCAGCAATAGAAACAAGGTTTAGCACTAATTGGACAGCCACAGATATCTCCTGGGATAATGTTGATTATGATCCTAAACCTGAAACTGCATTTGTCCGTTTGATGATAAATGAAACTGATTCTTTCCAAGTTAGTATGAGTACAATACCATGCCACAGATTTACAGGCATTATACATATAACAATAATGGTCCCAGTTGGAACAGGAACTAACACTGCCCGTGGTTATGCAGATGCAGCAGCCGCTATATTTAGGAATGCTGATTTTAGTGGCATTAATTGCAGGTCGCCACGGATAGTGAGAGTGGGCGATGTTGGTGAATTTCACCAAATAAGTTGTTTGACTAATTTCTGGAAAGATGAGTCTTTATCCAATGCGTCCTAATAAGTCAAAATGTTCGGAAGAACATGTCCGTATAGATTTTGTACCAAGGCATACAGATGGTGAATGTAGGTGCAAAAACTGTAAAAAACTGTTGGCGAAAATAAAAAGTGTTGACAAATTTATGGTGATTGAGATAAAGTGTAATAGATCCAACTGTGGGTTGATAAATACATTTGAGGTCAGTAGGAATACTGAATACGTCAATGATTCAGACCACAAAAAGAGGATGCTCAATTTACACGAGTGCTAATTAAAATGAACGTGCTAACGACAGAACCTCCTAGAAGGTCACTACTTGGTATAAACGAATCCTATAGGGAGGTATTTTACAATGGGTGACAGTAACAGAACAGCGCTGTATTTTGGAGAAGAGGTAACGTGGGGTACTCTTGCTACCTGTACGTTTCAAGAGCTTCGGTTCACTGGTGAATCGTTTGCTTATAATATTACTAATGTAACGAGTACGGAAATTCGTAGTGATAGACAGGTTACAGATCTAATTCAGACGGATGCAGATGTAACCGGTGGTTTTAATTTTGAACTGAGTTATGATTCTTTTAATGCCATGCTTGAAGGTGCATTGTGGAGTGATTGGTCCACACCTCTTGCTGTATCTGCACTAGGTATTGGAATTGAGGTTGGCGGTACTCTTACGGCTGGTACAGGAGCTACTGATGATACCGCAAACTTTTCATTGGCAACTGTCGGTCAGTGGATTGAATTGCGTGGCAGCACAAATGCAACCAATAATGGTTATTATCAGGTTACAGCCAAGGCCAGTTATACCAGTATGACAGTTTCGCCTGTTCCTGATGCTACTGAAGCTTCTGGCACGGATACCATCACCATTGGTGGTGCATATCTTAGGAACGGTGTAACTGAGCATAGTTACAGTGTGATCAGGTATCATGGTGGAATGACTGATACACAATATTTTACTTTCTTGGGTCAGGTTGTTAATTCATTTAATGTGTCGGCACAGTCCGGTTCTATTCTCACGGGTAGCTTTGATTTTATTGGTAAGGATGCTACTTTGACACAAACAGCTTCCGGTACGTCTGTTTCTGGAGCAACAGAAGCCAGTTCTACTTCGGTATTAAATGCAGTTAGTAATGTTGCAGAGGTTCGTGAAGGTGGTAGTGATGTCGCAAGTTGTCTGGTACAGGGTGTTGATTTCACCGTAGCAAACAATGTTCGTGGTTTGAAAGCAATAGCCAATCTCGGAAATTGTGATGTCGGTGTTGGTAAATGTGATGTAACAGGTACATTGACCGCCTACTTTAAAGATAATGCTCTGTATGATAAATACTTGGCCGGTACTGCAAGTTCGTTATCTTATAAGGTAGAAGATAGTCCTGGTAATGCCTATATTTTTGATATGCCTCAGATTGAGTTTGAGTCCGATGGTATTAATGCTGGTGGGCAGGATCAGGATGTTATGGAAACCCTCGGTTTTAGGGCTTATATGGATCCAATTTATGGCTATACTATTCAGATTTGTAAATTCGCTTCATAAGAGATCTTTACCGTATAGGGCCTTTTGGGTGTTTCTGTTCTTTTCTCGGTTGATGTGCCCCGTGTCGATATGAGTTTTCAGTATACTCATTTGGCCCTAATCTTAAAAATAACTGTGAGGTTATTAAAATGGGAACAGTAGTCGTTGAACAGTTCAATCCGGTAAATGGATATTGGAATAAACTGTATGAAGTGGATCAAGCTGATTTTGATGCTGATGCGCCCATTACAGTAGATAAATATGGGGGTCAATATAGAACCCATATTGTTGGTGGTGAAGCACTAGAAGAGATCGCTGAAGAAGTAGTTGAAGAGGAACCCATTGAACCAAAGGCTAAAAATAAGTCCAGGTTTGGTAGAAGTTCTTTTAAAACTTCTTCTGCAGATATTGGCGAAATCGACTAGAAACAAAAACTCTTTTAAGAACGGGGGAAGTAAGAAATGGCTGATATAAAGAAACTGTATGGTACAGACAAAGTGAAGGAAAAAGAAGGTGTGATGCATGATATGGGTGAAGGTCTTAAAATGCGTCTCGCCCGTATTGGTAACACTAATTATCAGAAGCGTTTTGAAGTACTCTCTAAGCCTCATAAGAGGGCACTGCGTAAGGGTTCTCTGTCTAATGAGATAGCTGATAAGCTCTTGATTCAGTGTCTTGCTGAGACGATTGTTTTGGACTGGGAAGGTCTTGAAGAAGGTGGTGTGGAGATTCCTTATTCAACAGAAAATGCCATTAGAATTTTGACTGATTATAGGGATCTGCGTGAATATGTGAATGATCTTGCCAATGAAATGGAAGGTTACCAGGCAGAAGAAGATGAGGAGGCAATCGACAATTTAAAAAAGTGATGCGATGGAGTTTGAAGTCGAATGAGAAAGTTGGTACAGGCACTCAGACTAAACGTGAATGGGTTGAGCAGTTGGAAGCTGACGGGCACGATACGTCAGGTATGCTAGACGAAGAAGTAGAGTTGTATCAAGATTTACACGTTTATTGGAATGCCTTCCATGTTCTTACTTCATCACGTAATTCAGGAATGAGTATTGGGGCAATACCACTCCCTGCCTACGAAAGTTACTTTAGAATATTTGGCGTCGATTCTCTCGAAGAACAGCTTACGTATCTAAAATTTGTGGGTACTTTGGATAATGAATTTCTAAAGTGGCAGGGTGAACAAAGTGATAAAAAAAGTAAGCAAAAAGATAATAAACCTAAAGGAAAAGGTCATGGGCGCAAGTAAAGGTCCCATGACCTTTTTTGGTATATAATCATGCCCCAACAAAATGTACGAATAAATTTTAGCGCTGAAGGTGCCAATAAAGTTTTAGGTTCTCTTCGTAGTATGAAAACGACTGGGAAGCAGACAGCTACTGCATTAGGTGGAATTGCTTCGCAACTTGCCCGCATTGAATCTAAGGGATTATTAGGCGCTCAAAAGCAGATGCAAAATACTGCGTCTGCATCCCAGAAGTTAGAAGCACAGTTAAAAAAACAAGCCACAGCCATATCCGAATTAGAGACACAAGTTAAAAAATACCAGACTGCTCAAAGTAGTGTTAATACAACTATGCGTAAGAGTACTGATGCCACAAAGAAAGCTGGTACTGGGATTAGAAATCTAATACCTCACGTCGCAGCCGTAACACTAGCATACATGGCGATGCGTAGGGCAGTCAATGCTGTTACTGAGACTATTAAAGCCGGGGCTGATTTTGAGCAACAGATGGCGATAGTTGGCGGAATTGTGCGCGCAACCACAGAAGATTTTGAAATGTTATCCGCTGCTGCAAGAAAGGCTGGTGAAACAACAGTCTGGACAGCGACACAAGCTGCTAACGCCTTGCGATTTTTAGGAATGGCTGGTTTTAATGCTGCCGAATCCATTGCCGCATTACCAGATGTCCTGAATCTTGCTCTAATAGGTGAGTTGGAACTAGGTAGAGCTACTGATATTGCCACAGATACATTACGTGCTTTTGGTTTACAAGCCAGTGAGCTTAATAGAGTCGTTGATGTAATGGTAGGCACTATTACAAGAAGCAACACTAATATTGAAGGTATGGGTCAGGCAATGAAATTTGTTGCTCCTGTCGCTGCAAAACTTGGTTACGAAGTAGAAGAAGTATCAGCTATGATTGGAGTATTGTCACAATCAGGTATAAAACAAGGTATAGCTGGTCGCGCTTTAAGAATGTCTTTCCTTAAATCGGCTGAAGCCGCCAATACCCTTGGTATTTCATCCACAAATTTAATAGATGTTTTAAAAGAACTAAACAGTAGAAATTTGATGCCTGATGAACTGTCTGCTGCATTAAAAGATATGTTTGGTCTTAGATCTACCCCAGCGTTACTAACCTTAATGGCTGGAATTGATCAGTTAGAAACTTTTATCGAAATTTTGAATAATGCTGAAGGAGAAACTAAGAAATTCATTGATCAGTTAGACACTGTGCTTGTTGCATTTATGAAGTTGGGTTCTGTGGTTACAGATGTTGCCATAGAAGCTTTTATGCAATATGCAGACTCATTAAAAGAAGGTATTACAAATCTTAACACTTATATCAATGAACACAAAGATGATATTATGAGTCTATTTGATGATATGGTAAGAGCAGGTAAAGATATACAAAGTGCGCTGATACCGGCATTAAAAGCAGTGAATGCAGCATTACAAATCATTGGAAAAACTGCTGATGATATAGAAGCAAAAACGGGTGGTGAAGTTATTGCTGGTGGATTAATAGGTAGAATTTTATTAAAATCATGGACACCTGCCAAAATATT